TCTTGCCGCTGGAAATGTCATCGAACACATTCTCCAGCTCCGATCCGAGCTGCTGTGCCTGCTGCTCTTCGGCCTGACGGATTTTTAGCATTGTGGCGGCTTCGATCGCTATGCGCTGCGAAGCCGTCTGCTGATCGAGTTGCAACTCGGCGGCGTCGATCTGAGCGCGAGTGATTCCGTCCTGGCCAACCATCCTCTCCAGTGCCGCATGCTCGCGGTCATATTCTTGCTGCACCGACGCCAGACGGTTCGCCAGCTCGATCTGCAGAGACGCGGTCGCGCGCTGCCATTCGGGCACCGCGGCTAGTGCAGCTTCCTGCTGCGCTGCCGCGGTCTTGTCGGAAATCTGCTGCTGGGTGTCGGCGAGCTTCTGAAGTGCAGCGGCGCGCTGCAGATTACTGGCTTGGTCGGCGGCATCGATCTCTTCATCCCGTTGCTTCGAAATGGCGACAAGACGCCGAGAGTAAGTGTCGTAGTCGATCTCACCACGCGCGTAGAGCGCCCGCTCCTTGTCCGCCCGCTGGCTCGCGCTCTCAATTATGCGAGCGTCGCCGGTCATTCCGGATAACACGGCCTGGTTCTCCAGGTCCTTCGTTTCCTGTTCCCGTTGCCGTTCGTAGTCAGCGATTTGTTGTGCCGTTCGCCGAGCGATGAGAGCTCGCTGGGAATAGTAGTCCTGCGTGTCCACGAGGCTTTGCTTGTGCCGCTGAGCGAGGCTCTCCAGTTGATCGGTCTCAGCCTGCCTGATCTTGTTCACGCCCGTGAGCGCATCTTCTGCCACCTGGTGCTGCAGCGTCATGGTCTCCTGCGCGTTCTGGCGGCGCAGCGCCATGATGCTGTTCTCCATCTCGATGTAGGCGCCCTCCTGCTGAAGGATTGCGGTCTGGGGATCTTGCGTTTTGAGCGCCTGGAAGGATTGGCCACTGATGAAGTCCTGGTACTTCTGCGATGCCAACGCGTAGCCCTGGAGCCCGCCCTCGCGGCTTTTGCTCGTGACTTCATCCAGCAGCTTATTGCGTTGCTGCATGAGTTCCGTCTGTTTTTCGAGGATCTGCCGGCGCTTATCTTCCAGCGCGATACCCTCGGCGACATCCTTGTTGAACACGACCTCAAGAAAGGCCCGCGATTGCGCGATGCCAAACAGCCGAGACAGCAGCGAGCTTTCATTGACCATCTTCTGTGCGCGATCGCTCATTGCAGCAAGACTGCGGTCATCGAGTTCGGCCTGTTGTGCGGAGATCTGGGCAAGATGCTGGCTGGCGGTCGACAAGGTTTGCGGATTTAGGAATGAGGCCTGGCTTGCCTTGATCGTCTCCTCCTGTATCCGCTTCACCTCCTCGGTGAACCCGCCTGCGACTTCAGTGGCCTCAACAATTTTGTCGTAGACCACTTTGATCGCACCCGCGGCAGCAGCGAATACAGAGACGTTGAACGCTCCGGCAAGAATCGGGCCGAGCACCTGGCTGCGCGAAATGACGGTTTCCAGCGATCGCGGAATTTCCACGCCGAGCGTCTGCGAGAGGAGCTTGCCGGCGATATGTGCGCGGCGCTCCGCTGACTCTATGCCGTCAAATCCTGCGGACGCATCCTTGCTGACTTTCTTGGCATTGACACCGACATCGTTGATACCTTTTTTCAGCTCGTCGAGCGTCCGGATCGCACTACCCTGATCCAGCGAGACGGTGATGGAAACGGCTTGCGCCACTTATTTCAGCTCCGTTCTGCATGAGGGGCAGCGCTTCATGCTCTTGAACGACAGCCGCGTTCCGCAGCCGGCACACCTGGGATGTTCAGCCTCGAATATCTGGCGGCCGCGCAACACAGCATCAATCCCATCTGCCTCATCTGCTGTGATCGGCGGCTTGTTGAACGTTATGCCGATATTCATCTTGCTGTGCAGCCACATCAAATACAGCACGCGATCTTGGTAGCCTGGAGAGAAGTCGAATCTGGGTGCGAGCTTCGCCGCCTGGTCCAGGTCGTCGGGCGAGATCGACAGCATGCGGCGTTCGCGGTCAGCCTCGCCCAGCGAGTTTTCAAGCATCTGTACGGCGGCCATACAGATGCCTTCCGAATCTGCGGCAACTAGGATCACGCGGCTTGTGCCTCCTCAGCCGCTTCTGTCGCCGGCTGCAGCGGAACGAAGATTTGTTGCGCGGCGATGAACTTATGATATGAGTCCATCTCGCGCCTGACCTCCGCGGGATCGTGCAGCTCGCGATTGCCGATGCTGTAGCCGTCCACGTCGAGGACCAGTTCGTCGTAGATGTCGAGCAACACGCGGTGACGCTTGCCATAGATCGTGGTTCCATTACGCGATCCGCCGACCACCACGCTCTGCGATCCGGCGTTGTAGTAGCGCCGCTTCTGTTCAGCGCTCGGCGGACCAAAACGATGCACCAGGCCCTTGAAGAGAACGGTCTCGGCCCCCGGTGTCGTCTGCGACCACAGCGCGTCGAGTCTGACCTCGATCTGCTCCGGATCGCAGGCCTCCTCGGCTTCCTGGGACGGTGCGACCATGCGCAGCAGCCACGCGACCTGCTGTGAATGACGTGGAGGAATTTTCTCTTGCCAGCCAGCGCGCGATGCGAAGTCGCCGCGATAGCCCTCAACCTTGATGAGTGCTCGCTCGAACAGGTCGAGCCCCGCGGCCTCCATGTCCATCGTGTTGACCTGCTTCGTGCCTTCATTGCGGCTCTTGACGACGATCCGCTCGAAATAGCGGCTCCAATCGGCTGGGAGGATACGCGCAAAATGGAACGTATAGGTAAACTTGCCGTCCTGGATCGCGAGCACGCGCGGCTCATCGAGGGGCAGCAGCGCGTCGCTTCTTTGTGTGGTTTCCGCTTCCATAGGTTTTCTCCTGTCGATGTGTTGATTGTGTTTGCTGGACGTTCGTGCCCGATGCGAAGCGGTGCATCCAGGCAGGACCGGAGAAGTGTTTCCGATCCTCACGAGCGAAGCGGTGCTCGTGTCTTGCAGGACTTCATCCTATCACTGCTGGCCTGGAGGGCAAGAGCTTTAGGCTCCGCCCTCCGTCAACGCCGGCACTCTAAGCGCCGGTGAGGTACGAGGCCGTGTTGTTGATCAATGTGGCTTGGAATACTTCCTGACCTTGCCACTTGATCACATCCTGGTCGCCGGCCGTCAACGGCCACGCGACTTCCTCTCCCGCCGTTGTCCCGGCCGGAGCCACAAGGTATGTGCCCGGAAAATCGAGCGTGAGTGTCGCCGCCGCTCCCGAAATGACCTTAATGCGCACCTGGCGCAGCGAGTCGTTGATCAGCAGGGCGCGCAGATCGTCGGCCGAGTTCGCCTTGACCTGCAGCTGAAGGTTTGCGCGCTGCTTCAGCACCTTCTGGAAAGTTCCGAACATCCCGCCACCCGGCGCGCGATTGGCCTGGATGTCGCACACCAGGTGGACCACCCACTGCACGACGCGCTCTTTGAAGCTGGTGAGCGCCGTGGTGTCGGTCGGAAGCGCTCCGCCCGCAGTGAAGCCGGTGGGCGGCTCCTGGAAGTTGCCGCCTCCCGCGCCGATCGTGCCCTGCAGTGTCTCGGTCCCCGTGGTGGTTGAGGCGTACACCTTCACGCCCGTGACACCAGGCGGAAACGAGGCAGGCGCGGTAATCTTGCTGACTGAGTTTGCCGGAACAGGAATCGAGATCTCCGCGCTGGCTACCGTCTCGCCCGCGGCGTTGGTCCACGTCACTTTGTAGAACGCAGTGCGTGAGCCGAGCGCGCCAGAGACGGCGGTGGACAACGTAAAGGTCGATGAATCAGGAGAAGGCGGCCCGATCAGGATGTCGCCATCGGAACCGAACAGGTATGCCGGCGTCGTGAGCGCGGGCAGCGAGACAGCGCCGTCGACGTTCTTCCCCGATCCAGTGGCCTTGAACTGCAGCTGCAGCGGGCCGCTCTCTTTGCCGGTGATCTGCAGGTCCGCCACACTGAGATCCGGGAGCTGATAGATCACGTCATTGGTGTCCTGAAAGAGGATCGAGGTCACTGGCATCTGGTTCGTGGACTGCAGGAACTTGAAGAGATGCGTCCACGGACCAGTACCGGTGACGGTATCCGCGCCCATGATGAACGCCAGCGCCCAGCCGATATTGAAGGCGTCCACGTCCCAGGTCCCGCTGAACTCCGTGGCCTGCATGACCCGCGCCTTCAACGTGGGCCAGTTATGCCCCTTGCCGGCGAGCTGCTCGTCGGAGTAGTAGCTCGGCGTGATCGATGCAAACGCCGTGCCTGGATTGCGCTGGCGATAGACGTAAGCGGCACCTGCGACAGGCGTGAGATATGTGTTCTGCTTGTTCGCGGCGAGCGCAATATTCTTGATATCCAGAATGTCCTGGGGCTCGTAGGCCATTCCGATTGCAAAAGTCAGAAAACTCAACAATAAAGCAAGCAGGGCGCCCCCAACGTGAGTTCCCATCAGCACTAGCGCAACTTCGATCATTTTTCTCCTCCGTGCTCGTTTTCGTCTTTCGGTACATCGATAGTTGGACGGCCGTCAGCGACCTCACCGGCATATCCCTCGGCTCGCCACTCCTGCACAAGGTCTTCAGCGTGCTGGTCAGGCACGATCTCGAACAAGGCGCGTCCACCGATCGCCAGCGGCTTCAGAATGCGCTCCCAATCGAAGGCGCGCGTTACGCGCTGCGTTTCGCCAGGCTTAAAAACGAACTCGTGAGGTCCTTCATGCACGCGCACAGGACCGTCGCCGGCATACTCTCTGCCGAACTCGCTCAGCCTGACCTCAACCCAATCGTTGCCGCCCATCGTTCCTCCTATAGAGACTGCGTGCTGATCGGACCATCCTTCACCTTCATGGTCAATTTGGCGTGGTGGCAGAGCACGCCGCAAAACATCACGTAGTGGACCTCGGGAGCGGACATCGCGCCCGCAAAGTGTGCGTTGTGAATGCCGCCGACCGTGAGCTTGCGATTGCCTTTGAACGTCGCGCGTATCGTTTCCACGTCGTCCTGAAATGCATCTTCGGAGTTGATCGAATCGTTGGCGGTACGCGACACGCTGCGGTATTTGTCGATCACCAGCAGGTGGTAATCGAATTGGTTGTTCGGACCTTCGTCCTGTGCGTCCGTGCTTCCACGCGTGATCATGCAGGTATCGATCCGATTGTTGGAGTCTTTGAAGAAAGAGACGAAATCCACATCGTCCATCGCGTAGAGCTGATGCTCGTACACCCTGCCGGCAACAGAGATCCCGCTCAGGATCGTCTTGGTCGCGTCGAGAATGGCACGCAGAGACATCTAGTCCTTCACTCCAAAGCCGGCGCGTTCAAGCGCGGCCGCGATTTCGACTTCAAAGATTCCCACAAGCTCCGTCTGCAACTGCGTGAAGGCCTGCTCAAACATGTGCACGCCTTTCGTGCCGCGTTTTGCGATCGTCTTCGCAATGGCGAACGCGATCGATTGCGCCTGCCTTTCGTCCGTGACCAGCAGCTTCTTTTTTACCCAGAGCAATAGCCCTGACGAAGGCGGCATGTGCGGCCGCGTTCCGTCTTCGACAGGCGCTGAGTAAACGTCGGCCGGTGGTGAGACGCCAATCACCTCGTGCATCTCCGGTCCGTCCTGGTGCAACTCGGCGAAGGTGTCGGTTTTCAGAAGTCCGGTCGCGCCGACAGGTTCGCGCTGCTGCACGAGCATCTGTCCACGGAGCCCGGCCTTCTCCAGTCCGGCGATCGCACCTGCAGCAATGGCCGCCTGCATCGCCGCTGTGATCTTTTCGCCGTGGACCTGGATATGTAGCTGCATGCATCAGCGCGGCCTCCGATGTGTCAGGCGGTCCACGCCGGAACCCTGCATCAGGTCCATATCTCCTATCGCGAGGGCGCCAGGCTGCGACGATCCTTCACTTGCACCGCTTCCGCCTCCTTCGATACCGACATGCTCAAAGTAGCGTTGACGCAGCGCCTTGGCCAACGCGAGATATTCCTGCGACTTCGTTCGATAGTTGACCGCGTCCGCCTGGATCGAAGGATCGCGAGTCTGCGCATAAATCGCGGCCAGCTTCTCGCAGCAAATCGCCGAAGCCATATCGCTCACAGCTTCGAAGTCCGCATCGGGAATCGTCGTGTTGATCGGGCTTCCGCCGCTGGTTCCGGGAATGTGTCGCACTGTCCACGTCACGCGAACATGGTCGCCATTGCTGGGAACCGTCGTGTCGCTGAGCAGGATCTTCAGGCCGGTTGGCGTTCGATATAACTGCCATCCGTTACTTTCCAGCAACGTTGGCGGCAGCGTGCCGATCGGGAACTCCAGCGAGCGAATCGCGCTGAAGCCGTCTTCGAACTGTTCGGCCGGAGTACTCGGTCCTTGCGGAAGCGGCAGCTGCGACGTCCCATCCGCCGTCACATCGCTCGCCAGCTCGCGCGGACGATCCTTGGAGTAACGCTGGCGCACCGCCTGGCTGATCGCATCATCGCGATCCGCGAGGCTCAGTTTGTTAGCCGCGTCTTGAATCCGGCTTGCGACTGCTGTTTCGAAGTCTGTGAGTATGTACGGCATGGCTTTTTTGTTTCACTGACCAGGCGCGCTCACCTTTGAGTTGAGCGCGCTGGACAATGGCTCTGGCGATTCTCCGCGACCTCCTTTTTCTCACCGAATTTCCGCACGCTTACACGTTTGCGCGCTTAGACGTCTTCTTCCACCAGTTCGAGATAAACGCTCAGCGCAACCGAGGGAGTTCCGGGAATCGCCGTTACATCAACGCGATATCGGTCGCCTGGGTGAACGCGCACTCCTGTCGGCTCGCCAAAAACAGGCGTGAGAACGCCGCCAGAGCCAGTCACGCCGGTGGGCAGCGACGATGCGGCGTCGTAGCGTTCCTTCGAGGTGGCGTTGAACGCGATGCTCGGCACAGTCGAGAAGATCGACACGCCATTCAGCTTCCCGTCCACTGTGGTCGCCCCGGAGGTGGCTCCAATGTTGCGAAGGCATGTTTTCACGCCGACGATGCGCGCAGGCTTCTCGAATACGTATGCCGCAACATCGTTCGCCACGGCCTGGTTGCCCTCGACGAAGAGGTGAACTGTCCTTCTGCGGACCAATTGCAGATCCATGAATTGCTCCTTTTCCTTCAAGCAGCCGAGCCGCGTTCGCACGAGGCCCGGCTGAAGTTTCAGACGCCCGCGGGTTATCCCGCGACGACTTCTTTGAACGCTCCGCGGAAGTCAATGATGTCGCCGCCGAACACGAACTTCACCTTGTACTGCAGCTGATCGTTGGTGAACTGCGTGCCCTGCGTCGGTAAGTTGGCGATGAAGATCTGCGGCGTCTGGTAGCCATCAAGGAAGCCGATCTCCAGGAACGGCGCCTGGAACGTTCCTCCATACCAGTCAGTGACATCGGTGAGCAGCGGATTGACGATGATGTTCTCGCCATTTGGCCCGAACCGCTGATACCAGTTGTTGGTGCCAGTCATGTTGTTGTTGATCTGGCGCGCTGTCGGCTCCAGATCGATTGGCACCATGATCCACTCCAGGGGTAGGCCCAGGCGGTTGCCTGAATCTTTTTCCGCCTGCTTAGCCAGTGCGATCTTGCGGACGTCGAGCTCGGCCGAGGACAGCGCGACCGTCCCGGTATTGTTGTGCGCCGCGTTGAACCAGCTGACGCTATCTGGATCGTAGTTGGGACTGTTGATAAAGAAGTTGGTCACGAACGTGGCCAGCGTGTGCCGTGCGGCACGCGCCAGGCGTCCGGGAAACGCAGCGATCTTTCCGAGGTCATCATTGCGAATGGTCTCTTCTGAGATCGTCAGCATGCCCCCCTTCTTCGCCACGGCGTACTGGATCTTCTCGTCCGTGGGTTTGGTCAGTTCCGTGTACGGACCGGCTTCGTTCACGGTAGGCAGATCGCCGAGATAGCCCATCCGGATACGGTTCTGCGTTTTGTAGTCGCCCAGGGTGCTGGTGACGTAGAGCTTCTCAAGGTTGGGGACGATCTGATACTCGGCATAATCCTGGAGCAGCTTCTTCGTCATCGAATCGAGCAGCAGGTTGGGGAAGTCAGTCGTTGCGATTGCCTCGCTGACCTTGAAGAATCCAGTCTGTCCCGGACCGAAGAGACAGTCTTTGTCGCCGGTGACTGCGCAGTAGGCCTCGCGGATGCCCCGGAACGCTCGGACCTTCCCCTTCAGCACAGGCTTCCCAGAGTGCGCGGCATAGAGTTCTTGGCCTTTGTGGGTCACGCCCAGCATCGCATCCATC